GTCTTCTCGTTGAGGCCTGCGAAGGGATAGGGGATTGAGGGTACTTCCTCATCGTGGGCTATGCTTTCCCACAGGTCTGTGCCATTGATGATACCATCAGGGCGGTAGACTTTGGCGGCCCACATAGCATCGATCAGCTCCTTGTTCTTACCCTTGACCAGCATGTCATTGGGGTCTTTCTCAGGGAGCCTAGCGATGTGTGCTTTGCCGGGGGTCAGGAGTTGGGCAACCTCGAGGGCCGCTGCATCCCCAGACTTGTCGTTGTCGAACATGATGATGACACGCTCGAAGCTTTCTACAAACTCTAGCTGTTCCATTACACATCGTTTGGCTGACTGAGCGCCTGACTTAACGGAGCAAGTTGCAAATTTATTGCCTTGCGCCTGTGACATGGAGAGACAATCAATCTCACCCTCTGTCAGGACCAGCATACGACCACCCTCTTTCCAGAGGTGCTGACCGTAGAGGCCAGCTGCCTTAGCATCACCGAGGAACTTGAAGGTCTTGTCTGCGAAGCGAACCTTTTGGGCCACCACAGTACCTTCAGCATTCCTGTAGTTTGCAATCTGTACTGGTTGGCCTTGGTATTCACCAATGGTGTACCCGAATTTCTTACAGGTATCCTCAGTCAGCTTACGCTTTGGCAGTGACTGTGCCTCACCGAATGGCAGTAGGCCTGCCTTGGGTTTGGACTGCACGAATTCTGTCTGCATACCTTCGACCTTCTTATAAGATTGACAAGAGAAGCAGTAAGAACCGCCATCGCTGTAGACCGCCCGAGCATCGGACGATCCGCATTCGCAAGATGTGTGATGGAGTAGTGTGCTATCCGAGTTTGTATTCTGCATACTTGGCTCCATTCGGTGCGCGTTTCATGAGGGTTTTGATAGCCAACCCCTGTTCACGCAGTCGTTGGATACACACAGCCAAGCGCCAGACGCCGTAGTTGCTCTGGGCTTCCAGCGGTGAGATGGAACCGTATTTTTTCAGGTGGTTTTTTACAGTAATTGTTTGTGACATATGTCAGCTCCTAGTTGTCAGGATTTTTTGGTGGGAACATGCCGTACCAAAGGATGATCAAAGCCTCTAAGGGCCAGACCAGTGAGCCAATGATCCACGGGATCAGTGGGGTCTCATCACTTTCTTCAGCGATGATGTCGGCCATGAGGACACAGCCGAGTAAGTAAAAGATGATTGCCATCCTCACTCCTTTAGAAAAGAAAAGGCCCACCCGAGGGTGAGCCAGTTGAGGGAGAAACTATTAGTGCAACCTAATCGATCACTGAGATGACATTATCTGTTTCATACCAATGACCAGCATCGAAGTTCGGGCAGGTCTTCATCTTGTCAAAGTCAGTATGACCGGCGACTTTAGCGATTGGGAACTGCTCTTCCTTCCACTCATCGATCAGCTTGCGCAGTGAGGCGTATTGCTCATCTGTGTAGTTGACCTCTGGTCCATGTTTGGATTTGGTCATACCACCGATCAGGCAGATGCCTCGAGACTTACTGTTCATACCTCGTACATGAGCGCCGGTTCGGTGAAGGGGGCGACCCTCTTCAACTGTACCATCCCGCTTAATGACTGCATGATAGCCGATCATTAGCCAGCCCTTTTCACGATGCCAGCGGTCAATGTCGGCAGCGCCGATGTCCATCTGCGGTGGGGTGTAACTACAATGCACAATGATGTGTGTGATATTCTTATTCATTCAACCACTCCTGTGGAACGGTCTTGTCAGCGTAGAGGAAGCCATGCTTCTCACACCACATGCCGTAGGTTGTCTTGGATTGCTTGGAAATTTTTTGCCGTGAATTGGAGAACACAAATCGGATATCCAACTCAGGATGTTGTTGCTGTACTAGGATCATCTGCTGTCTGTTGGCAGTGATGAAGCGGCCTTTACTTTCCACCACAATCATTTTGCCAGAGGCAGTCTTGATCCAGAAATCAGGGGTGTATCGCGCCTTACGTTCAGGCACGGTCCAGTTGATAACTCGGGTCTCGTATTCGTATTCGACACCCTTAGAACGAAGATCGGCGGCGAGGCTTTCTTCTAGCCCCGACCGCCATCCATGCTTAATCGCATTCGCTCTTACAGAACTTCCAAGCTTGCGCTTAGAAGTCTGCTTCATCTGCAATGGCTCCAGCTGCGCTGTCAAAGGAGTCGGCTACGAAGCCATCTTCCTTGTCAAACATGGATACAGCATCTGCACCACCACCCATAGCAGCCAGCTGGATTACCTGCACGGCGCTGGGCCGCAGAGATACACCTACTGTCTTGGATGAGGGCATAGCATAAGGAAACACAGTACCGGCGACACGGATTGTAGACCCGCCGGTCACGTTAGCATTCGTAGGCTGCTTGTTGCTATCGTACAGAGCGACCTTCATTTCCAGAGTGTCGCCACGCTTCGTAGTAATACGAGCCTTCTGTTTGAACTTGAACAAGTTGAAACCAGTTAAATTACCTTGATCGTCTACCTCTTCCTCGTAGACATCTGCGGAATTATAACGAGCAACTTTAGGGTCAGCCTTAGCTTGATCCGCTTTGTATTTGTCGCGGATGCCTTCAAGCTTTGCGATGAGGTCTTGGCTCTCTTCAGCGCCAAGGCGAAGCTTAACTGTGTATTCCCCGTCCACGTTGAACTTGGTGTCAGGGGTGTTGAGCTTAGGCCATACTGCAATGCCCTTTGGTGTGACATAATCGGTCATAGATTATCCTTTAGTGTGTTGGTATTTTTGGATATCAATACCCGCTTCCAGAAGTCGGGCCTGTACATCCACAGGAACGGGAACGCCGCTCCTCTGGTAGTATTCAGCGATATTGATGAGTGTGTTTGCGTCCATTGGTTTACCTTTCGGTTCTGCTAGAGCTTAGGTGCAACCTAACTTATTTCGGTTAGATTATGAGAAGAAGAATTCTGAATGGAGAACATCCCGAATGTCTAAATCTCCTCGAGGTGGTAAGGCAGGTAACTCTCTGCCGAGCATTGCTTCGCACTCCTCCTTTAGGCGCTGTAGTGGACCCTCATCCTCATAAATCCATACGAATGCTTCACGGGTACATGCACCGAGCATTTCTATGTCCGATGCGTGACAGCTGAAGCTATCGTGGATCATACCGAAATGGGTTACACCATTATCGGCAGCGAGATTGACAGTCATTCTGAGGTGGGCGCTGTCCCAAGAGTGGACAACATTAGGGCTAACACCGGCACCCTGTCGGCGGCGGTCCAGCTTATTGGCGTTGGCCTCTTGGATCGTCAGGTAGACCAGCTTGTCTCCAAACTTGGTCTTGAGCCTACGCTTGGTCATGTCCGGGTAAGATTGCATAACAGGCAGACCATCCGTAGTAGTCCAAACGATTGGTAGGTTTTCTTTGGCTAGCTCCCTTGCAGCATCCTGCATCCAATCCATAGCAGTCTGGGCAGCAACCACAGTCTCATTGATCGATGCCCACACATGCTGTGCAAGGTACACAGAGGCAGGAAACTCTAGCTCATGGAGTGGGCTAACGTAGTCTCTGTCTTCAACCTTTCGCTTGGCATCTGTGTCAGTCAGATATTCCTGAACGAACGCCCGAGCCGAGAACAATGTTGAGCCATAGACCCGTGTCATTGTACAGCGTTTTGTACTTCGGCGGTTGATACCATACTCAAGCCACTTCGCAGCTAGTTGCGCCACGCTGTGAGTATTCAAAACCATTTCAGTGCTGGCTAAATCATCCTTCACCTTCTGAATAGTTTTGTCTGCCACTGTTTGGTAGATATCGGCAGGCTTATCTGAGGGCAGGATGTTGACCTGCGCTCCACCTACACGATCTAGCAGACAGCTTGAGAGGTGCTGTAGTCCATTACATGCACCATCCTTAGCAATCGGGATGTATGACACATGGTCATATCCATTCTCACAGTAACCCGCCCACTCCTCACAGAATGCTGCAAATGAGAACGGATCGTCAGCCTCTCTCGCCCACCACAGGTCACCAAGAGGATCGGCAGCTACCCGGCAGATCATGTCTGACCGCTCAACTACCCAATCGACACGCTCCTGCATCGATGCCTTGTCATATCCGAAACAGTTAGCACCGTGGATGGCTAGCTCACATGCGGCCTCGTTAGTGCCTAGCGGTTTGCCATCAGCAAACTTCAAGAGACCTTTGGAAAGCGAGTTCCCTTGGGGTGTCAGGTAGCTTGATGCTGGATACAACCTGCCTCTGAAGTCGGCAGTGTGCACAAAGTAAATTGCGTTATACTTTGAGAACTTCTCAGCCATCGAGCGAATGCGCGATGTCATCAGGCGTTTAGAACTTGCTCGAATACGTTCCTCGTAAACCTTGGTTGAGCGTTGCTTCCACAGTTTGAACTGTCTCAACTGTTCCTCAGACATCTCATCCTTGGTCATACCTTCTGGAACTACCCTTGGTGGGAGTGGTTCATCCTCTAAGGCAGCAAGACCGGCGACAGCTGTGCCGTTGTCATGAAGGATTTGCAGGATTGCCAAGACGAAGGAGTTAACTTGCCAAGGTGTTTTCTGGATGTGATTTACAGCCCGATACACAGGCTCCATTTGATCCGATAGACCCTCAAGTTCCTCAAGATAGTTTCTGTTGGTGGTCTTGATGAACGAGAGTGGTGGGATGTGGTGAGTTAGATACCCCCCACCGCGTGGACCTTGCC